CAACTCAGTAGAAGGTACTAAAGACGAGCAAGACCTTTTCTTTCGCAAAGGACAACTTGCTGTAATGGCTAATATCCTTAATCTTGAGGCTCAGGTTGCGGCAGCGCAGGAACAAGCTCAAGACGAAGATGCAGCTGATGCTCAAGATTAGAGATTTTAAGTGTCCTGATGGGCACATCAAAGAATACTTTGTTAGTGACGATATCGAACTTATTAGGTGCGAGTGCGGTAAAGACGCTAAGAGAGTGATCTCTCCAATCAGGTCTGTACTAGACCCTATTAGTGGTGACTTTGCAGGAGCTACTATAAAATGGGCTAGAGACCGCGAGAGGAAGATCAAACAAGAACAGAAGGCAAATTCGTAAGAACCCTTCTACAAAACCAATCTCCACAATGCTAAGGCACGGGGTTTAATAATGGCAGCAAAGATAATAGATGAGCGTCCTGAAGAGGATAACGTAGACACAACTGGACTTGATACACAAGAAGAACAGTTTGAAGCTCAACCAGAGCCAACTCAAACGGAAAATGATTTACCTGATAAGTATCGTGGTAAGTCAGCAGCTGAACTGGCTAGGATGCACCAAGAAGCTGAAAAGCTTTTAGGGCGTCAAAGCAGTGAGGTAGGTGAGTTAAGGAAAGTTGTTGACAGTTATATTCAGACACAACTCTCGCAACAACAAGCACCACAAAAGCAAGACGATGAAGATTATGACTTCTTCACTGATCCTGACAAGGCAGTAAGTAAAGCCATTGAGAATCATCCTAAGATTAAAGAAGCTGAACAATACACTCAACAGTATAAGAAAGTAACTGCTTTGAGTCAGCTTCAAGCTAAACATCCAGACATGCAGCAGATCCTTCAGGACAATCGCTTTGCAGAGTGGATACAAGCTTCTAAAATTAGGACTCAGTTGTTTGTACAAGCTGACCAGCAGTATGACCATGAAGCGGCTGATGAACTATTCACTCTGTGGAAAGATCGTCAAACCACTGTAAAGCAGACTGCACAGGCAGAGAAGGCAGGAAGGCAAGCAGCAGTTAAGACTGCAAACACAGGCAATGCCCGTGGCAACCCTGACTCACAGTCACGTAAGATTTATCGTAGGGCAGACATTATTAAACTTATGAAAACTGACCCTGACCGCTACCAAAGCCTATCTGATGAGATTATGAAGGCTTATGCAGAAGGTCGTGTGAAGTGAAAAAAGAATCAGCAGCTTGGCTTGCAGGTTTTTGGGATGCAGATGGCACTATAGGTATTTATAAAAGACATACTTATTTAGTGCCCTCCATAAGTTGTACAAATACGGATAAGAAACTTATAGATCACGTATGTTCTATTTTAGATGAAAGCTCTGTTTCATACAGAGTTGACTATCAAGATAGAGGCGACAGAACTAATGCTAGACCAGCTTGGACTATTAAGCTAGAAAGCAGACCAAGAGTTCTTTCGTTATTACAACATCTAGAACCTTATCTAGTAGGAAAGCAACAACAGGCTCGTCTTGTTATGGAGTGGTGTGGTTTACCTGTCTACAGAAACAAACGCTGTGAGCGCAATACAGAGATTGTTGAAACTCTTAAATCGCTTAACTCAAGGGGTCGTTTTAAATAGCTAACATTTAGGAGAATCTAATGGCTACTTCAACTTATCCAGCTACAGGCGGTTTTGTAGATAATACTTCAGCAGCAGTCTTTATTCCAGAGATCTGGAGTGATGAGGTTATCGCTGCTTATGAGAAAAACCTAGTACTTGCTAACCTTGTCAAGAAAATGTCAATGACTGGCAAGAAAGGTGACACCATCCACATTCCTAAGCCCACTCGTGGTTCAGCGAATGCTAAGGTAGAAAACCAAGCAGTAACGGTACAGAACGCAGTTGAGACTGAAGTCACTGTTGTTATCAACAAGCACTTCGAGTACTCACGTTTGATCGAAGACATTACTGAAGCACAGGCTCTTGCGTCTCTGCGTCAGTTCTACACTGGTGACGCTGGTTACGCTCTTGCTAAGCAAGTAGACGATGACCTGTTTGCACTTGGTAAGTCTTTTGGTGACGGTGA